AATTCATCTGGCGCTGTTTGCACAGTGAGCATTTCATTGCCTAATGCATCCTTTAAATTTTCAATGGCTTGTGTACGTACACTTACATCTTTACTGAACAATGTGTTATGGCCTTCTTGATCACTGTCGTCTTCGTTGACAATGCCATCCAAGAAACTTTCAAACTGATCTTCTGGCGTTAGTTGCGGTGCTGTTGGTTTAGGGCGACTTAGTCCTGATTTTTCAAGTGCTGTTGCCGTAGCTGGTCCTACTTTCATTGCACTTTCTACTTTACCGTCTTTTACAAGAATATAAGGAGCTATACTTCTAATGATAGCACTACCGTCAGGACGATTATTAGGCAAAATAAAAGTATTACTTTGTGTATCTAAAACTGCTGGATACTGCCCGCCCATCACACCAACTGTTGATAGTGTAAACCCATCGCCTAAATCTTTTTGATTCATATTTTGGCTAACAGTTTTATTAATATAATCTTGACTAGCTTGATTCTTTTTCATTATAGCATCTGCTTCTTCTGGGCTAGCGTCTGCCGGTGGTAAGGTCCAGCCGCCTTCAGAAACTTCTTTAGACATCTTTTCTGTTTCGCGACGAGCTTTGTCGCTTAGGTTAAAAATCTTACCTTTAGGATCTTTCTTTTCAGATTTTTTCCACTCGCCTTCTTCTTTCCAACGAATCACTTTGCCGTCTTTGTCTTTTTCTTCTGAGCGCAGTTCGTCTAACATTTCATCGGGTGATAATGCTTTAACTGGGATTTCGGTTTCGTCTACTAGTCGGAAAATGTATGGAAATGCTGTCTTTAGTTCTTCGTTAAATGTACGGATTGTCAATCGATCAATCCAGTCACTCATGATGTCTTCTGGAATCATTTGTTCTTCACGATCTTCAAATGACTCTGCAAATTGTTCGTAATAACTGCTACGTTGTAGCATGTTGACTTCTTTTTTAACTTGTTCAATACGTTCAAATACCTTACTGGTAATGTCACCCATGGCTTCTGATAATGCTTCATTGCGGCTAACATAGCCTTTGAATTTACGTAGTTGTGCTAGTTCTTCACTCAAGCCACAAATGTGTTTGCCAATAGCATCGTATGGATTGCCGCCGTGCTTGATATGTTCTGCTAGTGCGCGAGCACCATTAAGATGTTTGTATGGATAACGGAAACGTTCGCCTTCGACATTTTCAACATAGATGCCTTCGATGTGCATGGTGCGGCCAGCGGCCAGATCAAGGTTGATAGGTTGACTGTGTTTGATCACTAGTCTAGCTTCTCCTAGATCTTGGTAGCTTATTTTACTAGTACCATATAGTTTACTTTCCATAATCGGGTCCATCGTTTCTTCCTTGGGTTTGGCTTGAAATTCATAATCACGCTTGTCTAAATTGTCTTTGCCGATGTTTTGCACATCAAAGTTCAATAACCTATCTTTGGCAAACTGTCTTAGACCACGGATAAATTTAAAAGCGCCTGGGTGTTTCTTTTCAGCTAAGTTGCCACTAATTTGTACAACTACGCCGTCATCTTCATCCAGTGTAATTGTGATTGTGCCTAAAGGAACACCATTGTGCTTGTACTCAAACTCAAAGAAACGTGCTTCGGGAATATCTGTCTTTTTACTTAAAACTTCGGCATTTTCATCACCGATTTTGATGTCGCTAAATCGTGTTTCGATCTTACCGTACAGATCCTTGGCAATTCTATTCAAGTTGATGTTCATGATATATTTATCACAGACCGGTTGATATGAATATAGGCAATGGCGGCTCAAAATCGGAATCTAATTCCCAATCGCTGGTTACCTTTAAGTGTTCAAACACTTCCGGATCCCATTCTGCCAGCACATTACCCATGCGTACAACTAGAAGCAGTGCCGCTACCAAGTCGTCGTGTTCGCCAATTTTGGCCTTGAAGCTGGTGCCTGCCGCAACATAAGTCTTTAGTTCACTGATCAAACTGCGACTGTTTATCACCATTTTTTCCTCTTCTATAAGGAATTTTACCTTGGCACAACTGCTGATCTTGTTGCCAAATGTGGTGTTAAAACCCTTGCGGAATTTGCGTACATTGCCTTTGCGTATGGGTTCGCTTAAGAATATACCAGGAAATGTTTCTTCGCCCAGGTTGTCAATAACAACTAGAGCACTTTCGCCCACAGTGTTATTTTCCACACTCCAATATATCTGATCAAAACTTTCCGCACCGCCTATTTCATCCTGTATGTATTTCAGGATGTCTCTAAATATTTTAACTTGTCCTTGGATGGGTGTGATGTTGTGTTGCCACTCAGCTACCTGCACAAAGCTGGGCATTTCAAACACTTCGATAGCACCGTAATCGCCGCCTGTGCCTAAACTGGGATCCAGCGCACACAGATACACATTGCCCGGTGTGGGTTTCTTGTACCATCGCACTTGTCCCATTTTGAATGCAGGTTCTTTGCCCAGCAGTTCTGCCAGTTTAAGACTATTAATAAGTGTTTCATCGTACACCAAGAATTCACAACCGTACTCTCGACGGAAACGTTCTTCACCAATGCGCCCCATCTCAACTGCTTTCCATGCATCATCTCGATCCGGATGTTCGTGCCATTCAGCACGGAATCCATGAAAGCCGTTTAGTCCCAAGCCGTCCGTGCGTTCGTTGCCATATTCGTCTAAGAGGTTTTGGCTTTCTTTCCAGATGATGGCAAACTCGTCTTCGTCGCTGTTGGGTGTGCTGGTAATGATTGCTCGTCCACCAGTTGCCAGGGTTGGTGATATTGAGGTCCAAAATTCCGTAGCAATGTTAGGTTGTACGAAAGCAAACTCATCGCAATATAATAAGGATATGGACATACCACGACCGGTATTACCAGTAGTAGTAGCTGATACAATTCGTGATCCGTTGTCAAAATCTATACTCCCTTTGTTATAACTCACAACTCCGGCCCTTAAAAAATCTGGGCATAGCTCATATCCGTAACGGATACGTTGCATAATTTCCTGTGAGCCTGTGTATTTGTGTGCGGCCACCAGAATGGTTTGATCCGGATGAAACATGGCAAACCATAACAAGTATGCGGATGCACAAGTGGTCTTGCCACTTTGACGTGGCAACATGTTTATGTTGAATCTAAAATCGTGATAACTTTGCAGTAGTCTGTCTTGATATTCAAACGGTTTAAACAACATCTTGCCTTTGACAGGATGCTGTATGTGAAAGAAGTTTCTAGCAAAATGTGCATATCCGTTCGTGGGATCAGAACATGCCAGCAAATGCTGTACTTGTTCTTCTGTGAACTTTTCTTTGCTGTGCGCTTTTTTGGTTAAGACGCCGTCTAGTGATTTGGCCATATGTTTATTTAATCAAAAAAATAGACCCCGGAGGGTCTATTTGGCACTGGTTACAGAGTGCTAACTGCGACGAAACTTAATTGTTCTTGATTTGCTCGTAGTGTTCTTGCAACCTACGAACCAATGATTCGGAAAAATTGCTGGGTTCACGTAACGTGTTGGTTCCAGGAGCACGAGCTAGTGGACTAATTTTGCCCTTGCTGTTCATGTCATCGCCACTAAATGTTACAGATTTAACACCGTGTGTGTGATGCCCCACATCGCCACGAGCACTATTTGCCCATGTTTCACCATCATCGTTCTGAGTTTCTTCTACTTCCTCTTCTGGAGCATCACTTAGTGGACTGTCTTCGCCCGTGTCATTGTCCATGTTATCATGCATGTCTTGCACCATGTCGCCAATCAGTGGCTCTTTTGGATCATGTTCATGACTTGGTTCGCCGTGACTGTCATTGCCTTCTATGTCACGTAGGATATTCATGATACTACGAATGCCGCCTTCGCCTTGACCGTTGACATTGATACTCATGGACACATTGTCCGGTTGATGGTCTGAATGTCCTGGCATCATGGGCATGATTTCTAAGCCTTCGGTGGCCTGCTTGCGTGATGGCTGATCTTCAATTGTTTTTAATTTTGCTATCAAATCGTATAACTGCATTATTTTGCTCCCTTCATTGGATCAGGGATTCTGTTTTGCTTGGTGCCGATGACACTTGTAGTCCCAGATTTTTTATTTGTTGTTTTATTTTTACCAAATTCCTTAGCTGGTCCAGGCGCATTCTTGGCTAAAATTTGATCATTAAATCCCTTGACTTGTGTCATGGAATGTTTTTCTTTGCCTAGTTCTTTAAGCAAGTTATATTTGTATGTGTCATTGACCATGTCGCCGTGATTGCTAGGCGATTGTGGTGTTCCTGACACAGCGGTATTTGTACGTTTGTCATATGCATGATTGATTTCATGCTCACGCTCTTCAGCCATGTTACGGACTACAACCTGACCAAGTGCAATACCCAACCCGTTTGCCGCCATGTCACGAATTTGTAAAGCAGTTGCTGGATACTCTGTGGTCACATCATAAATGGTCATGCCAACATTGGTATGTTCTGGAAAATCGCTGTGACGTTCTTGTATTGGTGCGGTGTTGCCTTTGCTAACGCTACCAACATGGAATTGATCCAGAGATCTTTTAAGTTGTTCAACACAGTTGTCAGGTTGCTCGCCGGCAATTTTTACCTTGAATTGGTAAATTTTTTTGCTCTCTGTTAAGTATTCGGTAAATGATTTCATGTTAGGATCCTAGTCATGTATTTATTTTAAATTCTTTAATCTTTCTAATAGACTGTTGCGATCTGTAACAATTACACCTTCGCCCTGAAGTGTCACACTGTCGTCGATGCCCATAGCGTCTTGGTCAATTTTCTGCTTTTTCAGCTGTAAATCAACCATTTTTAATTTCTTATCCAGTTTGGCAGTTTTGGCTTGTATAGCATGACCCAGCATGCTGGCAGCCACTTCAAACAATCTGCCGCTGTATCTGGCTTCCACATTCATACCAAGATCCATTATGTCTTCGTAAGCGTCCTGAGCTTTTTGTGCCAAGGCATCCAGTTCGCCATCACCCAAATCACCCAAGCCTTTGACCTGCGGTAGTGCGGCTGATATTTTATCAAACTCTTGCATGTCACGAAGAAATGGCTGTGCAACTTCAGCTTTTACTTGGCGCTTTTCTTCGTCTTTAATGATCTTTTTGTTTTCTGGAAGATTCAACACTTCCTCTAGTTTTTTAGTCATACAATTACTTATCCAGATCAAACATGGAATATATCATTTTCATTCAGTATTCTGAATCGCAATCCTTGCTGTTTGCACCAGGCACCAGCGGCAGCCCATTTGGCTTGATTCTTGACAAACTGCATTTGATTGAATTTGTTCTTGCCCACCCGCTCCAGTATCTGCTGACTGCTGGGTTTTATTTCTATCAGTTCTGTCAGCATGCGTCCTTGCTTGTCCACGTACTGTATAAAAAAATCAGGCACATACACTGTGCTCTTGCCAGTTAAGGGATCTTTGTAGGGAATTTGTATCGCTTCGCTGGCCCATTTTAAGATACTAGGATTTGTATCGCAGAATCTCATGAACGTGAGTTCCCAACTACTGCGATATGTGGGCATCTTGGTACCTACATATTTTTCAGGAGTTGTCATGGTAAACTTACCACGTGCAAATTTGCTGGCCATTACACTAAAATATTGCGAGCTTCAAATGTATCAGTTTGCATGGCAGTTCTATAACCTAATAAACTGGTTTTTTCTCTGTATGCGTTCAACACTTGTACAATAATTTGATTGAGTTGCACATCGGTAAGACTTTTAAATTTGTCTAACAATGTGAACACACTGACATTTTCTGCTTTGGCTTGGTTAAGTAAAATGATTGCAGTACTTGCGGCGCTGACTTTATCAAATCCTCGCTTGGTAAAGAATGCAGTGGTGGCATCGATCTGATTTGCAGGAAATGTAACAGTACCTGTAAAATAATTGTCAAAAAACTGTTTGACTGCAACTGGACCGTTTGTAGTACTGGGTAAGTTATTAATCATCATTATGTGGCCTTGTTTGTATTACTACTTTGCGGAAATGCATATCCTTGCAATCCGCCAGTGCTTTGAGTATTGGCCGAAGTTGTTAGATTAGCTGTTGGCGGTGCTGAAGATTGTTTTGTGTTTTGTGCTGTATTGATTTGCTTTATCACATTGTTAATAATTCCAGGAGCAATAGTTTCAATATCCAATGCCGCTACAAAGCTGGGACTTATTGTACTGGGATCAGGATTGATGCCACTTAGCGGACTGGGCGTGAAATCATAATGCGTTTGGCCAAATCCTTCGGGAGCATCATTTTGAGCGTTAACACTGCCTTGACTATAGCTCACAGCTTCATATTTTATTTTCATATCAAAATCATGCGGAGTATTACCCTGACTGTAATCCAGTTTGTTGTGATTCCAGTTGGTAATGATTGGATTATGCAAAAAATATTCAACATATTCATGGCGAGCCATTTGATATATTTTTATGTAATCAAAGAATGGTCGTGTGCTTTTATTATCCAAGCCGTATGCTGTTGGAATAAAATTACTGTTTTTTGTAGCATTTCTAGTGTATGATCCATTGACTGTGGCAGATCTCGGATCTGCATAATAGTAAGTGTAGTAATTTTGCCAAAGATGATTAATCAATCCCATATTGTCGTCATGGAACTTGATACTCAAATCTGTAAATTCACTTATGTATTGCACATTCTTTTTTCTGTTGTACTGATGCACAGTATCTACTTTTAGTGTGATGTTTGGTAAGTCTGCACTCTTCACCAGCATGTTAATTTCATTGCCGTATCGCTGTACCAGTTCTGAATTTATCAGTGCCGCCTTGTTGATGCCAAATGCCACATGAAATAGGAAATTTTGTTTGGGTGCAAGCCTAAACTGATCTGCTGTAAACAACCTGCTGGCATGGCGCTGATCTCGGAAATTAAGTGCGGGATCATGTTTTAAATTGGGGTTAGAGGTGAAGGACATACTATTATTTATTTAATATATAAAGTACGTAGTTAATGAGCAACCATTAAAAAGCCTACTTTCGTAGGCTTATTAAATATTAACCGCCCAATGCGTTGGTGTTATTGCCGCGATTAGTCTGAACTGATGTTGGACTACCGATAGCCAATTCGCTTGGTGCTTGTACAGCGTTGTCAAATTGAATGCTCAAATCAATCATCGCTGGACCTTGCTCGCTATACTTCAAATCGTTCCAGTTGGTGCTCTGGATATAGCAACCATAACAGATCCAAGTTTCAAGAACGTTAGGAGTGCTGGTGCCGTTGCCACCGTCTAGGATTTCAATACGCATGGTAAACTTGTAATCACCAGCTGAAGCCGCTGAACTTTGTTCAAAGAAGTCAAACTGTTTCTGATTCTGTTCACCAACCAATTTGCTAACAGCATTGGTTACATCGTCACGCAATTTGATTGCGATTGGACTCCACTTGGGTTTACCGGCAAAGTATACTTTGCTGTTGTAAATGTCAATGGTTTGATTTTCAAATTCAACTTTTGGACGAGCCGCTTCTGCAACCTGTTTGGTCAATTCTGTTGTTGGTGTACTTACTCCGAAGTTTTCAAATGAAATTCTAAAACGATATTTCAACTTGGGCATCAACATGCCCTGTGAACTTGCGCTTTGATCCGAAGCTAGTGGTACCGTAAAGTTTGATAGTGCCGCAATTGCCATTATAATCTCCTATTATTTGCTCAGACCTTTGATTGCGCCAGTATTTTCTAAACGTAGTGGAATATAGATGAATTCCACAGCTTTGACTGGTTCAATGGCTATATCTACATGTAGCTCATTAGCATCAATTCTGCTTGGTGTGTTGTTTGAACTGTCACATACAACTAAGAAGTCATATAGAGCACGTTCTGCTGTTAGGTTAAGCAATAGTTTTTCAATCTGTTGTTTAATTGTGTTACGAGTAATCGTATCGTTGGGTTCAAATATAAATGGCTTGGAAATTGTGTTCAGTTGATAACGCAAGTAAATTACCAAACGTGCCACGTTGATACGATCCAACGAACTAGCTACCAGTTGTCGAGTCTTTTGTCCGTATGCTACTAAACCAACACCGCCAATATATGTGATTGGGTTTACATGTACCGCTGACAATGTGTCGCGCTGTCCGGCATTCAATGCCACAGTTTCAAATTCACCTGTTGCGGCGTTGACATAGCCAACACTACTGGCATTTGTAACTCCGCCACGACGTACACCAGCTGGTGCAAACCATGGGTAACTCACATTGTCGCTGAGTGCGATTGTGCGTAACATGATATGGCTTGGAGGAACAACAATGTTGTTGCCCATTAGGTCAGTTGTGTAGCCCCATGGATAGTAAACTGCTGAGTATGCATGATTTTCAATAAGCCCGTCTGGACCATCCACAGTTGCTTTGTTTACGTTGTTGCCCCAGTTACTCAATGATGTTGCATCTGGAGTCAAATGTGCTGGAGCATCTGCTACGATAAACGATAACAGTCCACGATCTGTGTTCAATCCAACCAGTGCTGGAGTAGTTTCTAAATACCCTGGGCAACTTAGCAAGTTGAACACTCTGCTGTCTTCGTCGCGAATTTGATCGTTACTTTGAATCAATGCATTTAATGCTTGAACAACAACTGCACGTTGAGCATTTGCACCAAACTGTCCAACACCTTTGTAACTGTTAGGAGAGTTAGTGACCCAACGATCCGGATTGTAGTTAGTCATCAACGGACTACCTGTTACTCTGGTATTGTATGCATTGGTATTTACATATCCTGTTACATATTTCTTGACATTAAAACCGCTACGACGTAGGTTATACAACAGTATGCCTTTTGGATACACAGTTGGATCTGGTGCGTCAAAGTCTACATAATTGCTGGCGGACAAGCTGACAATGGTGCCTGGTGTGCCTGCGCCTGTACTGACTCCTGAATTCGCACTGTTGTCACTCCAACGTGCATCTGCAAACAACATACCCAAACTGCCAGTTTGATCCGTTACATCAATCAGTCTCCATTTTTTAGTTAAAAAATTGTATT